TGCCAGGTAGTCAAGCTCTTGATCAACGATAAAGTCCCAAACCTCAATCGTCCCCCTCTTGTAATGAGTCGGACTGTACTTTGTTGTTGAAGAAGTCACGATAGGCAGGGTTACGTCTAATGGAAAGGAGTTGGAGTTCCGTAAGTATTCTTCCCAAAAGTCCTGGTCGAAAGGCGAGTCTGTCGATTCGGAGTCGGACTCCAAGAATTGTTTGACGGATTCGTAATTGGATCCAGGTTGGGATACCGGACAGAACGAGGTAGAAAGCGTGGAAGACATTCGGGTCAATGACATAGATCGTTAATGCAATAAGACCTATGTCGAGTCCGATGATGATGGAGGGGTCCATAGGATTGGCTCCTTAGTGGTTGAGTTGTACTCACCAGGCCGGAGAATCCGGGCGAGACGAGCATTACGGATGGCGTCATCAAGGGAAAGACCTGCCTTTTCGTAGGAGGTAACGACAGCTTGCCATGGGTCTTCTGCCTTGGCAAGTATCTTTTCGGCACCCTTTGCGCCAATACCGGGTACGCCTTTGTAGCCGTCAACCGGGTCGCCCGTAAGGCATTGTCGCCAGAACCAGTAGTCAGCTTCTTCAGGTGTTGTAAAGACCAGCTCATCCCCATTGAAGAGGTTGCAGCTGATCTGTTTCATGTCCTTGTCAGGAGAAACAAGAATAAAATCGCTAGGATCGAGATGACATTCCAGACCCAAAGCGTCGTCGGCTTCAAGGTTTTCATAACGGATCGTCTTGTAGTTGGCTTTACACCACTCAAGTAACCGTTTGTAACCTACCGGTTTCCGCTTGGTGCGTTTGCCCTTGTATTCAGAGTCAATAGTCTTGCGGAAATTTTTGCTGTCAGAAAAGAACAGCAACACACGGTCGGTTTCAAAGCGACGTTTTAATCGATCAATCTCTTGGGTAAATGCTTTAATAACTTCTTTAAAGTTACTAGCAATAGTGATTAGATCATCACCCCAATCAAGTTCGATCTCATTGACCTGACAAGTACGGTAAGCGTAGAAGTCAGCATCAATGCGGAGCTCTGGTTCAATGACAATCGGCCCAGGATTCTCCGTCCTTTGCTTCTCCTGCGAGGGGGACTTTGAGGTCGTAGTACTCGCCCGCTTGGACGATCGACCATTCGAGCGCGAACTTGGTGTCATTGACTAAATGTGGTTGAACAGCGAGTTGAATTTCGTCATGGATCCATCCGAGCCATTGATAATCAACGTCCCAGACATAGCCTTGTTGTTGGAACCACTCAAAAAGAATTACGTTCCAACGTTTGCACACAATTGCCCCAGCACTCTGTAAGAGATAATTGAGGGATGCATGTTTTTTCCCTTGTAGCTTGATTGGTCGGCCATCCAAACCAATAAGCACGTCAGCGCGAGCAGACTCATCAACAGACTTGAGAAGACCATCAAGGCCGGGGATGGCCTTAAGGAACTTAGCCCTAATCGTTTTGCCAAGTGCTTTAGCTTCCGTTTCATTGAGGGACTTATCGAGGGAAGTTCCGATCTTGCGATCAGATGCGCCGTAGATAAACGCATAGGTCAGGGTCTTTACTTCTTTACGAGTACAGCCAACTCGATCTGCATTTTGTTGGTGAATGTCTCCGTTGACTACAACGTCAGCGAACGCACCACCATCAAACTCAGCGAGATAATGACCAAGCATCCGCAACTCCAAGCCGGAAGCATCGGCAGCAGCCTGACGCATATTGCGACCAGGACCAAATAGTTCACGACAACGAGGGTCTGAACTCGTTTGGCCAAGATTTGGTCGGGAATGCGCGTTGCGACCGGTGTTGGTTGCAAGCTGGCAAGTATGGTGGATCCTTCCTTTGTTTGTGACCATTTTGAGCCAGGCGTTGGCTCCGTCACTGAGTTGTCCGAGGGCCTTTTGAAGCTCAAGGATGCGAGCAAAAGTTGTTGCCTCTTCGGTATCGATTGATTGGAGGACTCCTTCGTCAATCTTTGGTGCTCCGGTATCTGTAAATTGCTCAGGCTTCCAATCTCTCCAAGTAGCAAACGCAAAAGCAATGTGTTGGCGGCTTGTGGGATTGAACTCCTTAAGCTTGGTAAAGGAAGCGCCCTCAAAGTAACCCTTTGTTTTGTTGTTCCGCTTCGGGGTCATAATGCCACCGTCAACATAGGGAAAGGTTTCCCGCATGTGATCGGCAAGCTTATCCATCTCTGTTCTGAGAGTGGACTCAAGCTTCTGAGCTTTATCAACATCAAAAGGCCATCCAGTCGCTTCCTGCTTAGCCATGATGTGGGCTAAGTCATGTTCCAGTTTGATGGCATCTTTGAATTGAACAAGGCGGTTGTTACCCTGCTCATTCTTTTTCTTAACAAAGATGTCTTTGAACAAGGTCTCACAAACGTGAACATCCTGCTCGCAGTAATCTTCCATCTCCTGTGACCAATCAGACCAGTCGGTAGTCTTACCAAACTCGCCCTTGTAATCACCGATCCGGTAACCCCAGGCCTCAAGGCTGTGGCGGCCGTAGGCTTTCATTGGCATCCCAATGTGGCGCTTGCGGTAGTCAATAGCAAGGATGTCAGGAAAGAACATCCGGCTAAGAATAAGTGTATCCAGTAGGCCACACTCCGGTTCGAAGAATGGATAGATACTTTGGATGACTGGTATGTCAAACCCGACAATGTTATGGCCAATCAACAGTTTGGCTTCTGCCAACATATTGACGCCAGTAGTTACGGATTCATGAGTACCGTTGTCGTTATACCGAAGGACTTCCCCGGTATCAATGTTTTTGGTGACGATGCAGTGGACACAGCTTAGCCCTTGTCTTGGTAAGCCATTCGTCTCAATGTCGAAGACTAACCTAGTCATAGGCCCCAGTACCCCGGTTCTTCGATTTCCAACGAACGTTGGGTAATTGGATCCGGTTTACCACATTCAATGCAGAAGTAGCCAGGCGGTTCCATTTCAGAATAGAAGTAGGAACTAGAGCCGCAGGTACAAACAGCATGATTAGAAATCTCCATATTCTGAGAAAGATTTGGAGGTTGAGTCATCTTTAAAATCGGAAGTAAGATCTTCGATCATGCGACCAGTTTCTGAGTTGTAGGTGATCATGCCAGCCTTTCCGGTTTGACCGTTGAAGCGATTCTTCAACACCCGAATGGCAGCATTATTCTGTCCCGAAGAAAGATTCCTTTCAAGGGCAATAACCATGTCACTCAGCTGGACAATGCTGTGACTGCCTCTTAGTTGGCCGAGGCTAACTTGTTGGCCGTCTTCATGTCCCTTGTCACCCTGTGGTCGTTTGAGGTGGCTGATAAGAATCATACCAACACCAGTTTCTTCGACAAAGGATCGAAGCTTGGTCATCGTAACGTCAATGAGTTTACGCTCATCATGCGACTCATTCCCAGACATGAGAATGGAAAGGTGATCAAGGATGATCCACTTAACTTCTTTTGCCTGTGCCATGAACCGGCAATCACTAAGTATGGCCTCAGGATCGACCGACCCAAACCCGTCACGAAGAAATACCTGTCCTGTGCCAAGCGACGATTCAAACGCCTGCTTAAGGTCATCTGTTGGGAGTTCGTTGTTGAGATGAAGAGGTTTGTTTGCCTTGACCGACATCAACCGAAGTGCTGTCCGTTGAAGGCTCTCCTCAAGCGCAATATACCCAACATTTTGGGATTGGTCAACCAGATACTGGGCAACCTCACCACAAAAGGTACTCTTCCCCACGCCAGAACCGGCCGTTACCGTAACAAGTTCACCAAGACGGAGGCCGCTGGTGATGCTATCAAGGCAAGAAAAAGGCCAGTCAGCATCGCGGCCATGAAGCGGCTTGATTGCGAGATCAAAGAGATCACGCCCGTCGATGACGGTCTTTGGTGAGTACGGTTTCTTTTGCCAAAAAGCTTGGCGGATAGCCTCAGGATCTTTAGCGACGATTGCTTCGTTGGCATCCTTGTAAGAAGAAAGAGATGCGATGAAGACCTTATCGTGTCTGAAGAGTTGAGCGCACTCTTGAGATGCTTTCTGGCCCGCTTCGTCAGAGTCGAACAGAAGGACGATCTCATCGAAGCGATCAATGAACTTGTACTGGTGCTGGAGAGACTTCTTAGCAGCATGAGCTCCATTGTCAAGACTTACTACTGGCCAGTTTGGACGGGCTTGCCATACGGAAAGGGCGTCAATCTCACCCTCAGTAATGACAATGGTTTTGTTATTGCCCTTGGCACCTCCGAAGAGTTGCTGTCCAAACAACTGGTGGTCATCGTTCTTTCCTGACCAACGAAACTCCTTGTCGGTGTTACGGGCCTTGAAAGCAATGAGTTGTCCAGCTGCGTTGTAGTAGGGAAACCTTAGGCTCTGTGATTCCGCGTCATATCTGACGTTGAACTTTTTGCAGGTTTCTTCAAGAATACCCCTGGAGCGTAAGGGAACAATGTCCCCGGAGAAGTCCATTCGGAATTGCGGCTTGTGAAAAGGAACAGTTTCGCCATCACCATGCTCGTAGTGACCGCAAGAAAAGCAGTGCCCATGACCGTCAGAATAACGACCAAGGGCATCACTACTGCCACAGGAGGGGCAGGGTTCATGCCTTACGAACTCGCTTTCTGAGAGATTCTCGGATAAGCTCATAAGCGTTAGCTTGTTTTTCGTGGTAATCAATCCAGGAATCAAGCCCTTCAACAATCACATCAGCAACGTCTTCAGGTTTGTAGTCTTCACCACATTCACCAAAGAAGTCACTGATGTAATCAGCAAGGCGTTCCTTAGATCCAAACGGAGGATAAGGCTTAGGAATGTAAGTCATCGGCGGCCTTGTCCACGGTAGGGCTTAACACCTTTCGGTGGACGGCGGCTTTTCTTTTTCTTGCTGATGAATGTTTTACCAGCAAGTGCTTTGGAGATTTTCATTCAAACCAGTCGAGTGGAATGTCGTGGTAAGGACACCAAGGGAATCCATTCTTTTCTGCCCACATTGAGTAGGTAGTTTTGGACTCCTTGGTGATGGTGTTATACGGAGCCTGGAAGACAAGGCGGATGTCTAACTCTGGATGCTGCTTCTTTACGGCAAGCATCTTGCGTCGATCCTCTGGTTTAAACCAACCCTTGGCT